ATGGCAGGATACAACTGCGCTTACCTTGCTGTGGACCATATAAGAGCATTTGATGAATCCCTCTACGTTCTTCTATGTGGAACTGGTGTTGGGTTCAGCGTGGAAAGGCAATTCATTAACCGTCTTCCGGAAATCGCTGACGAGTTTCATGAGTCAGACACAACCATTGTTGTTTCTGATAGCAAGATAGGATGGGCTAAAGGGCTGAGAGAATTGGTCAGCCTCCTATACCAAGGGATGATTCCCAAGACAGACTATAGTAGGATTCGCCCAGCCGGAGCGAGACTCAAGACATTTGGTGGCAGGGCGTCTGGTCCTGACCCTCTGGAAAGATTGTTTGGACACTACATACACACGTTCCAGAACGCTAAAGGCAGACGACTGAACAGCATAGAATGTCATGACCTCATGTGCTGGAATGGAGAGAGCGTAGTGGTGGGTGGGGTTAGACGAGCAGCAGAGATTAGTCTGAGCAATCTAACTGACGAAAGAATGAGACACGCAAAGACAGGCCAGTGGCATCTGGAAAACCCACAGAGGGCATTAGCCAATAACTCTGTGTGCTATACAGAAAGGCCAGACATGGGCATCTTCATGCGTGAGTGGCTTGCCTTGTATGATTCCAAAAGCGGGGAGCGGGGCATCTTTAACAGAGAGGCTGCTAAGAAACTCATGCCTGAAAGAAGAGACAAGGACCATGAATTCGGCTGCAATCCCTGTTCTGAAATTTGCTTGAGGAGTGCAGAAACGTGCAACCTTTCAGAAGTGGTGTTACGCCCAACCGACACGATTGATGATGTGTCTCGGAAGATAGGGTTAGCTACCATCCTTGGGACTATTCAATCCGCACTCACCGACTTCAGATACGTCAGACCGATCTGGAGAAAGAACGCAGAGGAAGAGAGGTTGCTGGGTGTCAGCTTCACGGGAGTGTTTGACTGCCCAACGGTGCTCAACGCTACCCCGAATCAACTGGAAGAGTGGAGGACATCCGCTATCAATGTAAACGAGAAGTGGGCTAGGCAACTAGGTATCAATCCGTCTACAGCTATCACCTGCATCAAGCCATCTGGGACTGTGAGTCAGCTTACTGGAGTGGCTGGGTCTGGCCTACATCCCTCGTACTCCAAGTGGTACATCCGAAGGATTAGACAGGACAAAAAAGACCCACTCAATCAGGCTATAATGGACGCAGGGGTCGAGTATGAGGAAGACCCATACAACAAGGAGGCTATAGTGTTCTCCTTCCCTATGAAGGCTCCTGCTAGGTCCAGAACAAGGCATGATGTTACTGCTATCCAGCATCTTGAGATATGGAAGAAGTTTGCCCTTCACTGGTGTGAGCATAAGCCAAGCGCTACCATCTACGTTGGAGAGGCCGAGTGGATGGAGGTGGGGGCTTGGTGCTACAAGAACTTTGATATACTCAGCGGAGTAAGCTTCCTGCCAAGGGCTGATGACGCTCACTCATACGAATCCGCTCCTTATGAAGAGATAACCAAGGAAGAGTACTCTATGTTTCCAAGGACCACACCAATAGACTGGTCCTCGGTGAGAGAGGAGGAAGATAACACCATCGGTAGCCAAGAGTTGGCTTGCACCGGAGACAAATGTGAGATATAGCTATGCCAGATGATAAAAGATGGGTTTGTAATGACTGTGGTTACATTATGTATGGGGAAGAACCTGAATTCTGCGAGAGTTGCTACTTAGAAGACATAGAAGAAGACGGAGGTGAATATGAGTAACCCATATTGCAGATTTAATCACGGTAGGATGTTAATGATTCGAGGAAAATTCTCTAAACTAGATGGAGGGCTAAGACAATACTACCACTGTCGAAACTCTTCCTGTAGTTACACCGCGCTTGAGCCTAGATTTGATGCCAAATTTTTTAAAGAGTTCGGGGATGACTACTATGAAAAAAAGGCTATTGAGGAAGGAATGATGGGAGTTGAGGATGATGACAAGCATCTTGCCTGCTCTAATTATCCCAACTGTGATATAGAAGGATGCGGGGAGCACTAATATGAATCTGATGATTATCCCTGATGCGCACGTTCATCCGGATTACAATAACGAGAGGTTCAGGGCGGTAGGTCGGTTGCTCATGGAAGAGCAGCCTGAGTGCGTGGTTTGCTTGGGTGATCTGGCTGACCTGCCGTCCCTGTCCTCGTATGATAGGGGAACCAAAGGGTTCGAGGGAAGACGATATAAAAAAGATGTTGAATCCGCTATCGACGCACAGGAACTCCTGTTCGCTGAGATGAACAGATTCAACTCAAGAAAAAGAAAGAACGGCAAGAAGCAATATAGGCCGCGCCTAGTGATGTGTTTAGGCAATCATGAGGATAGAATAACTAGAGCCATCAATTCTCAAGCGGAATTAGATGGGACTATCGGGATAGAAGACCTCCAGTATGAAGGGTTCGGGTGGGAAGTTGTACCCTTCAAGAGGTGTATTACGATAGGAGAAATCACCTTCTCTCACTATTTCACTACTGGAGTCTCCGGCAGGCCCATATCTAGCATCCACATCGGGCATACACTTGTCACTAAGCTTCATTGCTCCGCCGTTCAAGGTCATTCGCATCTGTACAACCACGCAGAACACACTCGTCCTGACGGGCAAAAAATATTCGGCCTGTCTGCGGGTTGCTTCTCTCATCCCGAATACTCCGAAAGCTGGTGCAGAGATACAGAGCACCAATGGTGGAGAGGGATTGTAGTTCTGGAAGATTTGGATGGGGAGGGGTACTACGATGGGGTCAGGACCATAACCCTGCGCAAGATTATGAGGAAGTATACTTAATACTCTTCACGCATCCAGCGGGGAAGGCTGTGATAGAAGACCACTCCCCCTTCTCATCCTTGGTGTTTGCCACCTTAACAACATCTTTATTCTTCTTGATTAGGAACCCAGTAGTTTGTAGGGTTGGGGGGTTAACTTCATCTGGCTTTTCCCAACCAGCGGTTCCTATGATGTCTTGCCATTGGACAGTGACAAGAGGTGCCTTCTTCATTTTTCGAGCACATTGTCAACCCGCTCAACAAGCTTGACTCTCAAGTCCCTCATCTTATCTTTGAGGCGGTTTATCCTTTCCTCCTTCACATCATCGCGCAGAATTCTATTCATTAGAATTTTATTGCTCTCTTTCTGGAGTCTGGTGATGTCTCCAGCAATGTCCTTTCTGGTATCATCTAATTTGAATAGCTTATAGTCTTCGCTTTCTTTGAAGTTGTTGTAGTAATCTCCGCGCCCGTATACCTCAAGTATTCCATCATTCAAACCCGTAGCCATCCGTATGGATGACTCATATTCCTGATACTTGTCGTATACGAATCTATTCCTAGTTGCTGTCTCGTCAAAGAAGAACCTTCTGGCAAAGGGAACCTTAGTCCATTTGACCTCACCCGTTTCTCTATGAGTTAACCTTCCACCGCCGGGGGTAATCATCCATACGAGGTCGGTACTTCTCTCAACGAAACGACCAGCGCCACCTGCCACTGTCTCCCAGATATACTCGAAGACATCAGGAGGTATACTCACTAAACCAGCCTCGACTTTAGACCCAAAAGAAAGAACATTGAGTGCGCGAGAAATCCCTTTGGTGATAACACCAGTGGATGACCAGTATCTTTCAGAAGGAGGATCAGATGAACCCCATGCTGGGTCTTTGTATATTGGTTGCCCAAAATAATTCTCGTTGACAGCAAGGTCTATTAATGGGTCTGAGATAGTTGGGCTCACGGTTTGGAGGGCCGCAACGAACAGATCATCGCTGCTCCCAAAAGAGAACGGAACAAAAGACTCAGCGGCTGAGGACATAACGTGCATCGTTGCTCTCCCCGGATTAGTATGACCCATCATCAGGGCAGCTAATGTGTCGCCAATAACGTAGGGAATATTATATCCATAAGGAAGAGGAATCTTGAAGAAGGTATCAAAGCCCGGCAAGTAGATGTGGGCCTGCCTTCCTCTCGCTCTTAAATCAATCTGCCTGTAACGGTTGATACCATCTTCGTCATCACCAGCGAGAAGAGAATTCAAAATCCCTTGAGAGAAACTGAAGAGAGCTATGCTCCCCATTATCTTCTGCACACGAGTGAATCCTCTATCTCCTTTGGGTCTCCGGAACATTGCCTGAAACATTCTCACAGTACCCTGAACCGAGGCATTAAAGAATAAGTACAGAGAGTTTAGAGCGACTCCTTTCTCCCCTTTCTGGGAGAAGTTAACCGTGAGGTTTCGGGAAATATCTGCAGCCCTTCTCATGGCTCTCTCTTCCGTCATCCCATTGGCTATAAACTCGTCTCTCGCGTTCTTGTAGGTGGCCAGCCTCATAGTGTTTTCAAAAACAGCATTGTACTCGCCAACAAACTCCAGCATTTTGTTCTTGAATCTTCTGGCTCCAGCAGCTGTAGTGTCGTTGATGTAATCGTTAAGCTTCTTCTCGAACTCGGCTGCATCCCTGAAGGCAAAGAAATCTATGCGGCCTCCTTGCTCAGAGAACTCTTTAGCTAATGCACTCCACTCAGTGTTGAACTTCTTATCTCTGATAAATTCTTTCAGCCCAACCCCAGCTAGTTTAATGTCTCTGAAGACTTTTCGCGTAAGCGCCTCTGTATC